ACTATTTAAATTAGTCATGCAAACCAACCAAAACACTACACAAAATACAATATCATTTAATGAACAAATGCGGGCCATACAGGCCCGCTACAATCAGATTGGAATAACCCCCGCGTCCTCGTCTGATAACACTCTAAGCGGGGGAAAACATGACAAACTAAGTCATGAATCTGAGGAACCTATCGGCTATCTGCCGACGGGAGTCCCGTACTTTAAAAGACACGTTGGTTTCGGAGAACACGATGAAAGCATTGCCTGGATCGGCGATTGCGAATTGCTTCTAAATGCTAGGACATACATTTTAAACTCAGAGCATAAAAGGAATGATCCTTTATGTAAAAAAATAGTATCAAACAAAACGATGGAAGAATTTTTAAAATCTTCCTACCCTGACTTAATCACTAAAATGAAACTATTTGATGAGTCAGAACACACATTTGGAACATGTTTTGAAATCTTATGGGTCATTTGCCCTTGGATACAATTACCATACTTCAAGTACTGCGTTAGCAAGGACGTTACTCTCTCCGAAATTAAAACTTGCAATTGGCTCACTACAGCCACTTATGTGACCGACAAGTGTTGGCATAAATTATTCACTCAACCACCACAGGATGATAGGTACCCTTGGACCAAAGAAGACTGGATAACCAAGCAACAAGCCAGGACCCTCTCAAAAGATTGGCCCACACAGGACCAACCATTGATCCAAGCGCAGCAAATCACGCCAGGGATGTGGCTGATCACCGAGGGTGAATTAACATTTGAACAAGTCATGGACACATTGCCAACGAAGGCTCGAATCGGCGGAAAAGACTCACACATGATTGATGGCAATACCGTTAATACGTGTTGGAATAGCAGCACTAAAGAACTCTACGCTGCAACACAGGTAACAATCGATGTGGCAAAAACTGAACCAATCGAGCCAAACCACACAATGTCGTTCGTGAGAGACAAAGACATGAACCTTAAACGACGATCCAGGCACTTCTCTGATGCCGACGCTAATGCGCAAGCTAGGTTGTTAAAATCATATCAATCCATTAGAAGGAATAGGAAACTAAAATTGCACGCTAGCGAGGGAGATGAAGATGATGACAGATTTACTATAAAGACAAGAGAAATCAAAGTGCCAGAATTCACGATCAAGTCAAAGCCGAAGGCCCCTGTCGTTCACGAAGAAAACTGTCGGTGTGACCCTTGCTTGGTAGCTCTAGTGACCCAGCACCCTGACAGCAGTAACTGGTCTGCCAAGGAGCTTCTAGAGAAACAAATAACTATGATAAAGGAAATAAGGGAAGCAGAGTCAAAAGGGACTTTTAACACTTACATTGAACCAAAACCAGAAGCGCCAACAGCTGAGTCTAAGCCAAAGGTGCAACTAATGAAACCATTGACGGTTGGTGGGAAAGGCGGTTGCTGGAAGTGGTTACCAGTTAAGAAACCTGCTGTAACCAGCCTTAATGACCCTCTGGCAGGGCAGATCGTTCCCGGGTATGAAGGATTATATTATGCCAGGGAATTAGACGGTGAAGCCATGCCAATCAAGGAAATTATAGCCCAAATGGAAAAAACGATAGACCCCAAATTCATGATATACAAGTCTATACGCGAAATGTGGGAACGGAAAGATATCAAACTAAGCAAAACTGCTGATGGAAACCTGCATGTTGAAAAATGCAGGATCTTGTACGAAGGGGAAAAGTATCAACCTGGTGAACCTCAACCCAACTGCAGCGTTTTGTCCATCTTGCCTATTCTCAAAAAGTTAGATGACGATAATGACAAGAAAATGATGGCCAAATTGAAAGATGAATCAAATACAACAGTGACAACGCCAACCAGTTCACAAGCAGCTCCTACACCAGTAGCGGTGGCGACACCGGCTCCTGAACCAGTAGGCCTGTTTATGAGGAGCGACCAAAATATATCAAACTTGTTACCTTTAACTGACAAAACGCCAGGACCCAAGTTAGTCAAAAATCTGCTTAGCCAGATGGCATTAACAACCCGGCAAGATCTGTTACCCGACAACCTAAAAGCAAGATACTCCATTGTGAACTTGCAAATCGCCAAGAGTGCAGACAAACACGTATATCTAAGACAATGCAGAATCTTGCAACCAGGAGAAACGTACGGGCCGGGCGAAGCCAAACCTAACTGTTCAATTTTATCTCTAATACCATTGCTTAAATCTCTAGACGACCAAAGGGACAAAGAGAACTTGGAAGAACAGATGAAACACGTCAAGTCAACGGCCCTACTGGGAACGAAGGAACTCGTCGAATTCGTTAAGAAGGAAACATCCGGAGAAGGTGCAATACAACTCGGAACAACTGAATGGGACATAGCAATTAAATCTGACCTCGCTAAAGTGCGCAACATTTTGGCTAGGACAGCTGCAGAAGTCACTAAAGTGAACCCAGGCACAGAACCCAAGGACCTTAACCGGATTGAAGAAGCATTACCACAATTCCATCTGGTAGAGAAGAAGGGTTTGGCAAATCCACACGCTATGATTGCTGTGACAAGGAAAATGATTTACAAGTCACTGAAGAACATATACAAAGGTCGACCTATAATTGACGTTGGTGGAGACCCAACCCAAGGGGCTGATAATGTGCACACTATGCGTCCAAACTTGGACGTTCATGATGGATTAAGGAAAATCACAAAGAAGAATGAACTAGGTTGTGACCATTTACTTAGTGAATGCAACTGCAAATTCAAACCCAACTCAGGGTTGATTTTCGTTGATTCTATTTACGATATACAACCTAAGGACGTTGTAAAATTCTGTAGGGAGAACAAAATAGAGACATTCTACTACGCAATTTCTACGCATGGAATTCAAGTCGATAAAAATTTGAACGCTTTGCCTTTTTCTAGTGGTACTGCGATTAGGGACCAAGAGTCGATGGTGACTTTCTTGACTGGTGAGAGCAACCCTTACTTGAACTCTGAAAATTTAACGCAATTTTGGCAGAACGTTGACTTGATTCATGATCAACACACAGGCTTCAGAGTGCACACCATTTCTAAAGTTGGAATGCATGTGGTAAGGTCTTGCCATCTCCTAACGACTGACGCTGCTGTTTACAAAGAATTGAAGATAGTCAGTACAAAAGAACCCACACTTAGAGTGATGGTCCCAACCCTAAAGTACAACACAATCATTGGATGGAAGGGAGCGAGCTACACAATTGTGAGGCAACCATTGGACCTTAATGTTAATTTCTTCAATCAATTGTGTGATCGAAACATTAATGGCAGGGTCGGCCTTGACACCTTGACAGAGTATGGACTAGCCATCGCACACAGTAAATATTCCATGCATGACAAAACTATCACCAACTATGACATCACAGCTCGAGATATCAGGTTGACATCATACTTAGCCATGATGTACATGTCTCGAGTGAATTACGGCCTTACAGAATACGCTGACGCTTCATACACTTTGGGTTCATTCCAGCAAATAAGCTGGTCAACAGTCATACTGGGGGCGCAGATGCTCAACAGCTGGGCACCCCGGATCTTAGAGAAGCTTGGGGGTGAAACATTTGCTAAAATGGCCGACAAATTGCTCTCAAACGGATCTATTAAGATGGACGATGACGCTTTCAAAGGGATCTGGGATCAATTGGACAATGTCAAACACATCACAAAAACTCAATCCTTGAAGATTATGCCAAATTATGAATCCGTCAAATCAAGCTTTATTTGCCAACATCATTCAGGACTTTGCCAACACACCGGAGATGACAAGTGTACGTGTTGTGGAGCTGACGCGACCGGTGAGTTCTGCACATGTTGCAAATCAGCAGGCCACGCACACGCCTGTGGTCACATATGTATGATTGGGCACGGAGATGGATACATTAAGTGTCTGTGTTGCAAAAACCTGGGATCAGCCAACCCTTGTGCTAATTGCAAGGAGGTACGTGTAGGGTTGGTGGATGACTTAGTCCAAATCTTAACCACGACACCATCTCACCAAGTGACGAAAACAGCCTATGCAAAGCCCCACATTGCCTCTGAAATAATAGATTATTTCGGTAACCAGGTATACAGTAAAAGACCGGAGGGTACAATGGACTTGGGACAAAATTGGCACAGGCACAGTTGCGTCAAGTGTGGGGGGGTGTATGAACACCAACACAAATTTAAGAACATTCAACATTACCAACATGCTAATGAGTGCCCTCACTGCAACGAAAACTCTAAGGCTGTTAAAAAGAATTACGTCAGTGTAAAATCAGTTGACGCGGGTCATCTTGACACTGGAAAACCAATACACTACCACCAGTGTCTGTGTGGCAAGCCAATTGCATGCAATTCCTCAACTGCAGCCCACACGGAAAAATGCTCTGAATGTAAAGCTAAATCGTTACAAAAAGACAACAAACCTTCACGATCCTATGCTCAAGCATTAGATACTAAGCCTGCCCAAACCGAGCAACAACCATCTCAAAGCATGATTAAACCTGCATCGATCCATGAGGATGAACATGTGCACAGATGCCCAAACTGTGGCAATGACTATGCACACTCTCACCCTTATGAGAACATAGTGCACGAGCATCCAAATTGCCAGATGTGCGCTGTTGATGCTGAACAAGTTAGTCCTGGAGCTTCTTTGAGCTTCAAACTTTTGGAAATATTTGATTCCGAATTCGTTAAAATCCTTTATGAAGGTTGGAGCACACACTGGGAGTCAAAGACTACTGTAGATGCACCTTTCGGACCAGGAAGAACTAAAGTTCATTATCCATGCCATGGTCTAAACACCTACCCAGCAGGGTCTTTCCTGGTGAGGAGCAGAGTGGAAGTTTCTAATGATGACAAGATGTGCGGATTATACGCGTTATCAATAGTGTTCAATGGTGTCTCGCACCAGGAATTGAAGGATGTGACAAAAGTACATGATACCTGGAGCATGATTGAAATGTTGCAATTCGCTGAACACACGGGGAAGAGCCTGTTAGTTATAACTGATGAAATATGCATGGCCTACGTCAGTCCTAATGATGAGGATGTTATCCCGTCCATTTTACATGTATTTGATGATGAACACCCAAGTGGACATTGGGAACCTTGCTCGGCTGTACAGGTCGGAGCATCGTCTGTTTGGCCTTGCCCAGACAAAATGTATTCTATGCACAGCTTGGCTCTGGACAACAACACCGACGTACAGAATATGCCGAACTTTGACACTTTAACCATGGAAGAAAGGGTGGAATATTTAAAACCTTTAATCACTTCATTGGAACAGATCAAAGAATTGGGGGCGAACAAAATGGAAGACTGGAAATTGACCACTAGGAATAAAATCACATATATGACCAACAATGCTGGCAACCAACATGACCCTCACCTTGGCAAATTTAATTGGCTAGTACCCGATCAATACATCAGGATGCATCAAGATGCACTATCAAGGATGAAGACGAAACTGCCTACAAACCTGTCGATAGTTTCTGTGGATGCTCTCAGTGTAAATGATTTGCCACAAGCCCTAGATGCAGAACTAAGACTATGCCTAGCGGCTTTCAATTCTATTGTGGGGCCGAGTGCCACTTCTGCAAAAGGCATCTGGGTGTCAGCAGAGATAACCGCAAGGAACTCGATCTCCTTAGTCGGAATCACAGGCACCAAATTGATGCCTGGCGATGTAATAATATTGAAGGACAATCAATACAGTTACTCACGCACCATCTTAAATATTCAAGCCACCCACATAGTAGTGGCGAAAATACCAACTGTGAAGCGAAACTTGCAAGTTTTGCTACCTAAAGTTAGCATAGCTAGTTTAGCAATAAGAATTGTAGGTATTTTGACGTGCACATGGACATCTGACAAACTAGCTGAAGTTCTACGCAACGCCATCACTTATGACGGGGTGCCAGGTGCAGGGAAATCAACTTTCATTAAATCAAAGTTTAAATCAGGGGACATTGCTTGTGCGACCACTGGAGGAGCCATACAATCAATTAGAGATAAAGGCATTAAGTCAGCTATGAGCATAGAGAGGCTTACATACACAAGACCGCAGTGCAAAACTTTATTCATTGATGAAGCATCCAGTTTGAGTTTAGCCAGCTTTGCCATATGCTTACCCGAATCAGTTGAATCAGTACACTTATTGGGAGACTTGGATCAAGTAGTATATGTTGACATGTACGAAACATTTGGCACTAGAAAACAGGCTCTAGTTATGCAACTCGCCGGAACCACTGTTCCAATGTACAAGTCTTATCGAATCGGGAATCCCTTGGCAGCAGAGCTCAAATACATCAAGCCGGCATTTGAACCAGCTGCTCACGAAACTAAGGTGACACTGCTGAACGTGGCATCCTTTGATTCACTAGATATCCAAAAATTAGTGACTGATTATGAAGTGGACATGATCTGGGTATTCTACGATGCTATGCAGAAAGCCCTTAAAAAGGTGGTCACAATACCCATAAATAAAGTGCATGCTGATCAAGGCAAAGAAGCAAGCTGTGTTCTGGTCATTCAGGGCACTAACAGGAGTGACGGCACTGGTTCTATTCACCTAGACAGAAACTATTGTTATTCAGCGGCTAGCCGCGCAAAGGACCATCTGGTCTGGGTAAGTTTGAACTGCTACGAACAAACGCACACGTTGCACGACAGGATAATGGGCAGACACAGCCTGACACGTGGAAAAGGGAAATATCTAGACCAAACTAAGAAAATAGACGGCAAACTAGCCATTGATGAATTGAGAATACATGCTTCATCTGATGTAATCCGTCTGTACAATGACACACTCAAACCTTACATACTAATTAGGGCCGAATCTTTTGTTAATGCAGGGAAAATTGTGGCACTGGAATCTGAGGATCTAAATGACACGATCGGATACGCTACATGCAATGGGTACCAAATAGCTATTTATTACCCACTCAAGAATTTCGGAATTGAGCATATCATCGGAACAAAAAGGGTTGTGTCTGTCGGGCCGAACTCGGAGGAATACCTATGGTTCAGTGCAAAGGTGGAGCAGCGTGTCTCCGACAACATAGACAATCTAATTGCATTGATTTTAGAATGGAATTTAGACGAGGACAAGCCGGTACGAGCGATGCAACAATTAATAAGAGGTAACATTGATGAGATGATACAAGAAACTGGGCTAACGGGCTGGATGGTGACTACCCCAGACAATACTGTCAAAGTGAGGGATGCCAATATGGAAGTGATTTACACAGTAATCTTAAGTGAGGATGGGATTGACTTCCTCTCAAATGACACAAATGAACCACCGCAACTCGACATGTCATTCTTAGCAAATTACATGATCACACCAAATCATTTTGTCGTGGAATCCGAAACAATAAGCACCAAATCAATACTGCCACCTGATGGCGGAGTAGAGATAATCCAGAAAATCAAAAAAATTTACACCGTGGATTTAACCATTGAAGAAGACGTAGGTTATCGCACAACTCTCTACCGCCTACATGCAACAAAGAAAGTGCTGTTCAAGCGTCTCGAAGTAGCAACGGCGTTAGTAGAATTGAACCATGAAAAAGGAACCCTGAGAATCGTAAGTCTGGATTTATCAAAGTTGGCCAAGGCAATTTTACCAATGAAGGTCGATATGGCTCAAATTAACTCGGACATAGCAAATCGTAGAGTGAGCGTTTTGACCAAGGAAGTGGTAGACAAACTTCTGAAATTGGATGAGTCGCCCACTGTTACAGCCCCACCCTCCCCATTATTAACCTTAAACCCTTGGACGGTGGAAGACTCGGCACCAATCCAACCAGATAAAGGCAAACAGAAGATGGAAGATATCACCCCAAGTGAAGAATCGACAACGGAAGAAAAGCAAGAAGGGGATTCAGCTGAAAACACCAAACAGTCCTTGGAGTCAATCGCTTTCCACATAAACAAACAAAGTAATATTAGATTTGCGGATGAATGGTCTGACAATATAAGGATGTGGATAAGTGAACAAAGCTTAACAGGAGTGGGGGCATTCACATCCGTGTGTAATAGCCTGCTAGACGCCAACACCTTCAGTCCATCAAATGTAGATACATGGGCCAGTCTAAGCAAGACGTGGGACCATTTGGAGCGCAGGTATTCAGCTACTGACATACAATATATTATCGAACTGATAGATGGGGAGAACTTATGCACAATACTAATTGACCGGAATCACGTGACCGATTCCATCATCGTGTACACTGACGAATGGAAGCAATCGGTCATCGAGATGGTTGCTGAACTTTGCCACTGTGCAAACATGTTATCCGATGATGAAGTACTGGCCACTTGGCCTGCTCAAGAACGTGGACCTGTCCCACTTGATTCCACGCCCACTGATACCCCTGAAGCAGACGTCAAAGGCGAGGAAGTTAGTGATCAAGGTGATAATGCATGGTTACGGATGGCCGAAGCAGAACCAGAGCGACACGCAAAGTTTGCAGCCATCGGCTTGTTTGCCAGGTGGTCTATCACACAAGCTCTATCTACGATTTCAATTAACAATATGTATGAGAATCACACAAAATACACATATACGCTTGAGGGTGAATTGAAAGAACCAGCTGGGATAGTGTGGACTGATTGGCCGGAAGCAAAGAGAAATTTGGAAATGATAAGGAAATTACATAATTCAAAGCCAGCCACTGTTCAACGTGCTATGGTGGACATCCGGCATGGTTGCAATTGTTGTGAACAACCAGAAATGGTAGACATTCATGCGCCTACAAATGATGTCATCTACTTAACTCAGAGGACGGTGAACATTGTGAGGTCGATTTCAGCATTGTTCTGGCCCTTAAGTAACACAACTCAAGAAGTGGAATTTAATGTCAAGGGTACATCGTACTCGGTGTCAGCTACCAGCGGGTGCTCTGCTTGTACAGGATTGACATTCAAGAAGGATCACCAAGTTATAGCTGTGATCAGCTCGCAATATAGGAATTGGATGCATAGAAAAGTGTCCTACTTGGGTAAAGATGGAATGTTGATGTTGACGATTTGTGGAATAAACCTTTACCCAAGACACATCGATTACAACAACCCACTCACTAATGAATGGCACACAATACAAGAAACTCTAAAAGAATATGAATCGGATGAGTTGGACCCAGAGCAAATAACCACAACCACTGGGTTCAAATTGTACAATTTCAAAAGAGCCTGTTGCGTGTTAAGTGAGCGTATGTCGGTGTTTATTGCAGCCGTATTGCTTCAACCAACAGGTCTCAAAGCGCTATCAGACGCCACACAATTCCCGTTGGTCATGAAAATATATGAAGAAGTGGGACGCCTACGTGATCAAGAATTGCAACATGCTTTGGCATTCTTTAACTTAACTTCAGATAATGAAATGAAACTGTATAGGGTAAGGGAGTTTGATGTCAGGAACATGAGCAATGGAATCGAATCAGGAATTGGATTTGCTATAGATAAAACGGTCTTGACAGATCTTAAAGACATAGACGGTAAACCATATAACAAATCACTGAATGGCTGGAAAGTGGAAACTGTGTCATCATTAGCAGTAGTTGGGGCAGCTACCCAATCACTGTTAGAATGGTTAGAAGGTGGGCCGGTGGGGAAGACTTTGAGTCTCGTGGGGCAAACAGACATGGCCGAACCGTGGACACAAAAATATGTAAAGTTTTTGAATGACAATTGGCAAACTGCTGCCATTGAAAATTCTAAAGATGTAATTTTTGATGCTCAAGATGAATTTGATAGCAAAGAAACCCTATCTAAAAAACAAGTTGGGCCTACAATAAGTGAGCGGATGGATGCACTTTTCGGAGAAAGTGACAGCTTTGAAAGAGCTGGAGCCATCGGACCAGTGACAGGAAGTTTGACAATACCATGGGAATTACACCGAGAACACAAAACTAGCGTGTGGAATCACTTCATCAAGAAAGCTGCAAAAATAGAACTAGCCAGTCATGACTTGAGCAGTTTACCACTTTACCTGCCAATTGGGCACATCAAAGTGTTCAAAAATGTGGATGCTTACCAAGCAAATCTACTCGACCTTCAAGAGCAAAACACTAGCCTATTATCCAGATCAATGGAAGTGACTATAAACACAATAGGAGCCAAATGGGTGAGACAAACAATTGGCAACAACTTGGTTTACTCTCATACAAATCAGCCGCAAGCAACGATGTTGAATTCATACTTCGAATGGATCCATGTGAAACCTGCTAATCTGCTGGATGGGGACGAATGGGAAAATGAAATTCAACAAATTCGACCAGTGTTGCGAGACATAGGTGAAATGATGGAAAAGACCGGAAACACAACAGATCATGCTAAATCCAGGGCTCAATGGTTTACGGACAATGCTCGGGGGGTTGGCACCTGGTACACAAGGAGTCCATTAAAAGGCACCATTAATTATTACGGCACCACCGGGTTAGCAATGCCCCCGATCAAATTCTTGGCTCAGCAAGAGACAGAATCTGTCGCTTACATGCTCTGTCCAGGAAAATACATTAGTAGAGAACTCGGGTCTTGGTTAGACGGAGATGCACCACATTTCGGTTACGCATTTGGTGAAAGAGCCAGACCAATAAATCAGACATGGATCGATTGGATCAAGCGTGGTGATCCAAAAACAGATGGCTCGCGTGTACACTATTTGCGAGTCAAAGGTAACGTGCTGGGTCACCACATTTTGGAAATATTCACTACTTACAAAAAATATTCTGGCCCTTATTACCACATGAACTTATGGGAAGGCAACACAGAAGAGACTGTCACGTACACTATGCCAGTGGTCAACCTGGCTTTGCATGATTTATCGACAAAGGGATTATTCAGCAATCCTCAAGTCACAATGCCTGCCAAGATTCACAGACTATTAGAACTGCGAATGTGTAGACCTGCAACCTCCTTCGACGATCTCCTTCAGTACCTACGAACATTGAGATACACCACATACTTCAGTTCAACCTCAAAATTTGCGAAAGTAGACGGTTGGACACAAACTTCATTGAGATGGGCAATGTGTGTGTACTTGGATAGCAGTGTGTTGGCGCAGCAAGTTAAAGGTATGGCACAGTTAAAACCTGAAACCGGATTATCTGGAAATACTATGATAAACATGGCAGTTGATCGAGCTAGTGATTTCATCAAAGGAACTGTGGCTGATTTGACCAAGCATCTCAACTTGAATTTGAGCTTTGAAGAGTTCATTGACCAAATAGCTGAAGCCACCAAAGGTACCGGCAAGGTTGGGGACGCTTTGGGGGCATTTTCCAAAATGGTACACGCTACGTCAGTGAGGAAAGATCAGTACAAACCAGAAATATACAAATACACGCATGCAAACGATGTGTCTTTAAAGTATATAAAAGTCACAAACCCCTTGGAAACTGTTAAAACGCAATTAGATGATCTGAAACCGCAAGCTAAACCACGGACCGTCGATGTGTTAACCAAGGTACACAAATCAGCAGACATCTTGATGGGAAAGAAATTGGTTAAGGTAGTCTATATTAATACAGGCACGGAAGGGGATAAATCAATAAATGCGTCCGTTATATTGAGTGAAACGGATGAAGAGATAATACTTACAGAGGACATCGTGCCGGAATTGGCGATGGACTGGGGCAAACAAGCCGTCCTGGCCAAAATTCCGAATGGGAAAGTTACGGCATTTTTGAATCAAGTGCGTAGGACGAATGAACTCAAGAACAGCAAAGTGCTCATGAACGCGCTTTCAGAGGCATCTTATGTCGTATGCAATGCTATGGACGGGAGCGTTCGATACTTGGCAAGTGCGGCGGGTGTCAAATGTGTGTTAGTAAGTGGAATACCATGGGACAACGAATCCCTCAAAAATTATGATATAGCTGGTGTGCCGCAAGGTGCGTACAACTACATCCCGGTTTCCATGGATGAAGTGGTTGTTAGATCATTCATACCAATAGATGAACAACTATCATATAAATATGAGGCTCAGGAAGTCAACCAAATAATGCCCAGGTTCACCAAGACTTGTTTAAATGTAAAAGCGATAGAGGCTGCATGTCACCAGCCCGTGGGAAAACCAATTGAAACCGACATATGGGTTTACACCGGACCGGTGGCAGTGAGTGATGAGACGAAGGAGCGAATAAACGCGCTGGCCAGGAAAAATCAGATGACAGTAATTTATCAGGAAGCAGGAAAAGAAAGAATAAACGTACAACAATCAAAAATAAAATTGGCAATAGTGCATGGAGGTGCAAACACGTTAAATGACCTTTTAATAAGCCAAACACCATTTGCTTTAATACAAATGATAATGGACCAATTGTTGGTGGCTAAAGCCAATCCGAAATTGACTTTTGATCGATTGGAAACACTTGGACTAACTGAATACTTGGAGCAATTCGATCACGACTTATTCCAGCTGACAACACCATGGACACCAAATGGAGTAGTGTTGCAAGCCGGAATAAATGAAGACCAATGGGAAATTAACGACCTATTAACGATGGCAATGGGTGAAGACTTTGAAATAACCGGAGGGAAAAACAACAAGAGGAGCGTGACGGAAAACATGGTAAAGGAACCATTCAAGCTTGCTTTAACACAGCATGATTCAGTGAGTCTGTTGCAATCAACCCTGAAGAATGTTTTAAAACATTTACCAACCACCGGAATCAGGTACTGCGTAATATATGGTGACAGCGAATATCCAGCTAACCTTAAAGCAGACTACGGCATAGTAGTCCATTTCTATGATGAAACCAAGCCAGAATCTACGGATACTGTGACTACGTACGTTGGACCTTTGCGGGGATATGCCAAGCTGGTGGCCACTTGGCACTTCGTTCGCCTGCAAGCACAGTTCAAACGACTAGGACCATCGGAATGTCACTTTGAACACAGGTGGATGCTGTTAAATTACACGAACTTCGACCAACCTTCGGAATCAGAAATAGTAAATGGCAACAAAGCGGTAGGCAAGCTAACATCGCTGACATTGACCGATCCTTTCGATGAAAAAACCTATCTGTTATATGCCAGGAAGTTCGGCATAGACAATGCTGCACAACTATTGCTGCTCACCCCAGGCAACTGTATGAAGGCCATGCATGCATGCTCTGAAGAGGCGTTCAAGCACTGGCCGAATGTCCAAAGGTTGACGACTTCTGACACTCAAGGCAGCATCTTGCAGTGGACGCATAACATTATGAGGGACAGCAGGTTGGAACAAGACATCAATCGCGGTGACGATGATGATGATGACGACACGGAAGGGGATCAAGACGATCAACCTGATCCAAGGGATGACTCTGACTCGGATGGCAATGCAGAGCCTGAAGATGAGCATTATGACAGTGATGAAGGCCGAGATTCTTTCCACACCGCATCCATCCATTCAGATTCTGGCATGGAACGCAAAGAAGCTCACGACATGTATGAGAGTGACGATTCTATCGTGGAGCATGCAGACAATGAACCAGACATTTACGTTGGTGATGAAGAGGGACAGACGTCAAGAGTGGACTCCACAGCGGAAAGACAAAGTTCAGAACTTCCCACGAACATTGAGCGACCTAGGACGGGTGATGAGCCTCAAACCATGCAAGTCATGGATGACGACTTGTCCAAAACCCAAAGCAGTGGCTTGCCACCGCAAGATCAACAACACAATGAGAATGAGGAAGGCACAGAACTAAGTCATCAACAAGGATTTGATAAACCATATGAAGAGGAGTTGGTCGAAATAACATGCAGGAAAATAATTGGGAAATTCACAATCGAAGACAGACTACTCAATACCACGGGGACTTGCTTAATGGACGCTTTGAAATTACAAATATCATGGCTTAGGTTTGACCCTCCCATGGAGTATGCAAACACAGCACAATTGGTGGAATTCTGTGAAGATAACATAATTAATTGCGCAGTACTAAACATTGAGACAAAGGAAAAATTTTATTCCGATGAAGAAATTAATCTGGAAGGGTATAAATATACTATTGAACCAACATCATCCACTGCATGGCTAGGCATATACAAGTTGGACGGAACCACACACATTGTCCCGCTGTACTGCATTGAATCAAGAGATCAGCAAGTGGCTGAGACTAGACTACAAACTTTCCCTGTGTTCGACCCAATTGAATGCAAGAATTCGGAGGCAACGGGATACTGGACACCAAACATAAATGACCAGCTGTGTGAAGGGCACATACATTACCAACCTCTACAAGAATTAGACAGTCATCTTGGAATCAGGCCCAGTGATCCGAACATGAGAAAATTGTTTGACAGGCCAAATGAGTACACTGTTGCATCAATTACAAGGAAGAATTGGAAATTAATTAAAAAGACAATGAGAGAACCTTACACAATGCGTGTGATGCAGAGAGTCAATTTAGGCTGTTTTTCACCTTCATACACACAAGAGATGACACTCAACCGAATTGCTTCATGGAGATTGTACTTCGCAATAACCTCCGAGGGACTGGTTCCGATGATAAGCATACCGCAGAAGGTTGGGGTTTTCTTCTACATGGGGCGAGATCCCCCACCCACTGTCAGTTCCGTCATTGTTGACGGGCGTGCGAACCTCATGATCAGACCACAGAAGTCAGTTACGGTAAGGGGTCAAATGCCGGATGTGAGGTATTGGGACTTCAAGGCAGCGAAGTTCGTAAAGGCGGAAGGGAAAATTGTCACGGGACCAGGTGCATGCAAAACAATGATTATACATGATTATGACAATTTAGACCACCATGGCAGATCAGACCGTGAATGGTTCAATCTGGCAGACCCTGCAATGCTAAAGTTTACAACCAAATGGATAGATAATGAAATAATCCAAGCAATCAAAGTTAACAAGTTGACACCAAGGATTCACATTAAAGACAACAATGTATGCTTCAACATTTTAGTTGCCATGAACAGAGCGGCAAACATTGAACAATTCTTTAAAATGTTCAAAATAACAACCCGTGTTAGCCGCAAGGATCGCCGAATCAAAGAAGTCAATATACACACTGAAAACAAGCAAAGTTACAGCTTCGTTATGAGGAACATTAGCCATCTAGCATACGATGAACACGGTGTGGCCGAACTACACTTGGCACTGGGCCAATTGATAACTAGTGAGACAGCATGGGAGCATTGTGCAAGCGAGTATATGGCGACCCTAGAACATTCCCCAACTTACATTGTCATGGCTGTGAAACCCAATCAACCACATTGCAACAAAAATCTTGTATCTTTAAGGAAACCACATAAGGGTGAAGGTGTCATTAAAGAAGAAGCTAGGGAGCAAATAAACTGGTTCAGGGAAGGTGATAAACCGAAGTATGATCGGATGATGCCTGTATACACCAAACTGATCAAAACTTATGGACCAGATTACATTTTATACCTGTGTTCTGGTGGGGGCAAATCAACCATGAGCAGACTTACTGACAAAGTTTATGACTGTGACAGATCAGTCAAAGTTCCTGCAATACCTGACCCTGAAGCAGTCAATATGGGATTCTGGGCTGACAGAAATGCCGTTGTACGGAAACAGTTACTCGATGACGGGTTAAAGATGGTGGGAAAAGTTCTGCTGGTGTGGCACCCAAATTGCGTACCACATGAATGGCGAAACCTACCCCAATTGTTGGTAATCATTGACGACATTGCTGGTGAGAGGCTTTTTAAAATGGGCAACCAATCCCTTAAAGACTATGCAGCTGACCATCCCTCCATGCCATCAGTTGTATGTACCAGGAACCGTACATATGACATAATGGTAAAACATTTTAACATATATTCAAAAAATTCTGCCGCTATTGCTATGTCAAATATGACAATGGAAGAAATCAGTCCAATCAACAAGTATAGTACTGCTGACAAAGTTTCCACAAAGTACTTCATTCCGTACATACCGGCTGACCGCATGCAAAGTCGAACGACAGAAGGTTATGCGAGTATAGAAGATGAAGCCGACACAGATGTGATAAATATGTTCACTAACAGGGATTTATCCGATTGGTTAGTAAGAGTATCACCCACATCAAATTTAGTAATAAAGTCTCATGAACAACCAGGTCAGCTTAAAGAGATGAACAAGACCACCTTAGTCAGGTACCCAGTCATGTCTAGACCTGTATTAACGAAAGCTGTGTTCCAAACTTACAATGCGGTTTCTACCAGATTGGGCAGTGTAACTACATACCGAAAGGTCAAACTGCAACCTGCCATGGAGATGAAGAAAATAGCCCAAGCATACTTCCATGACAACTGGCAACACACTGTGAACAAATTCAATGAAAACATGATTACTTACAACGCTGAGGCAATAACGCAGTGGTTGCGTGAACATCCAGGAACAGACAAAATTCAAAAAGAGGTCGACGAAATTCTGGCCGAAGGTTTCCTCACCAACCCTCTAAACAAATTGAACGTGCACAACAAACTTGAATCTCTTTTAAAGGAGGAACCAATCACAAAGGTGCAAGATCAAAAAGTTCGAATTATTGTATGGCAAAGGAAAGGTTATGCAGCCATCTTTAGCCCAGTATTCATAGAAGCAAAGAAAAGGCTCAAAACTCTATTGAGGAAGGATGTTATTTATGCTGACGGATACACACCACAAGAACTATCAGCCAGGTTACGCACTGTAACTGGGTCAACGAGATTTTTTGAATCTGATATGGCTAAACAGGACAGACAAACGGACCAAGAAACGTTGGACGTAGAATTCGAAGTGTACAAGAATCTTGGTGTACACCCAAGGTTATTGTCAGTTTGGCGTTCGGTTCATCGAAACTGGCGATTCAAAAATGCCCATATGTCAGGTAATTTGGATGGAATGCGGATGACTGGCCAAGCGACAACGGCCATAGGCAACGTGATAGTCAACATGGCTGTGCATGCTGATTTAGTAATAAACAACAGAGATAAGATTCAACTAATTTTATTACTGGGGGACGATAATTTGATGCTATGCAGCACTTTCTTGGATTTACAAAAATTCAGGAAAGACACCAAAGAAAGATACAACATGGAAGTCAAACCAGACTCAAACAGCACTCACGGGACATTTATCCAACTCATTGCTTATCATACCCCAGAAGGAACATGTGAGTTAGCACCAGATTGGATCCGATTGACTAGAAGATTTGAGGTGACGAACGGCGTATCTGAAGCAACAGATGAGAATTTGGAGGCCAGATGCATGAGTTATTGCATGATGTTGGGGAATTTACCAGAAGTACAAAGTCTGGTGCAAGCATAAGGGTGGCCCATTTGGACCGAACCTTGGTACAACAGTGGTTTGGCATCTCAGGCAATGGCCGTAAAGCATGGTTTATCCATCCACCAAGTTAACGGGATGCTTAGACATCTAATCGAAATGATGGCCAGTCCAACATTATACACTCAATCATGGGATGTTTGGGTACCAGTGAAGTAGCGGGGCTCTGCGAGGAGCGTGAGGGGCAACAGCACCCTCTTGGCCCAGT